TTCTTGATGAAATGAAATTATTAGAAGAAAGCCTTGACTTAAAGATTAATAAGGCTTTAAATAATCCTTTGAACAGTATGTCAGCTAAATCAAAATAGGAGGTTATTATGTGCGATTGTAAAACAGATGAGGATTGCGTATGTCGATTAAGATAGAGATGAAAACAGTTTTGCCTTATGTTGTGCTGATTGCAACAGTCGGCATGACATGGGGCATGTGGTCTGAACGCCTTAATGCAGTAGAAAAAAAGGCTGACAGTGTTGCACAAATGCAACAAGACATAGCAATAATTAAAGCTAAAATATTAGATATGGATGATAGAGTCGCTTGGATAGAAGAGTTTCTTATAAAAACATCTGATTACTAATGGCTATATCAAGATCACAAATGAGGCAACAAGTATCTAAACCCGGTATGAAGAAAATTAAAAAGGTAGCCTCTGCTTTAAAAAAAGCTTCAAAAAAACACGCAGCACAAGCAAAAAAATTACAAGGTGTACTTAATGGCAGACCCAAAAAAAGGAACAGGAAAAAAACCTAAAGGCTCTGGAAGGAGATTATATACAGATGAAAATCCTAAAGATACTGTCCGTATTAAATTTGCTACGCCCACGGATGCGAGAAAAACGGTCGCAAAGGTTAAAAAAATTAAAAAGCCGTTTGCTAGGAAAATCCAAATCCTAACAGTAGGAGAGCAAAGAGCCAAAGTTATGGGCAAAACACAAGTTGCTAATATATTCAAAAAAGGTAAGATGAGTATAAGGAGAACTAGAAAAAAATGACTAAACTATGTCCTAGAGGTAAAGCAGCAGCTAAGCGTAAGTTTAAGGTATATCCGAGCGCTTATGCTAATGCCTATGCTTCTAAAATCTGTGCAGGTAAAATCAAAGACCCAAGCGGCGTAAAGCGTAAAGATTTTAAAGGACCTAAACGGAGCGTAGGGGGCATGTCTATTTCTCAAGAACGTAAGCAGGTTTCTGCTGATCGTAGAGCAAGAGGCGGTGCTAAGGGGCTTAGAATGATCGCTGCAGGTTGTGGTATGGTCGCTAAGAATAGAAGAAAAAAGACTAAACTACTTACAAGAGCAGCTTAGGAGGTAATCATGCTAGATTCAATCAAAAGTAAATGGAACTCTCTAAACAAAAAAGGCAAGATGATTGTCGTTGTTGTTGGAGTCGTTGCAGTATACGCAATATCACAGATAGTTTAATATGTCTGGCCACAAAGGATTAGCGAAGTGGTTCAAACAGGATTGGAGAGACATAAGCTCGAAAAGAAAAGATGGCAGCTTCGCTAAATGTGGTAGAACAAAACAAAAAAAAGACGCTAAACGAAAATATCCAAAATGTGTCCCCGCAGCAAAAGCTGCACGTATGACTAAGGGGCAAATCAAATCCGCAGTTTCAAGGAAAAGAGCCGCAGGTAATGTAGGCCCTAAACCCACAAACGTAAAAACAATTGTCAAGAAAAAAACACGCAGAAAAAATAAAGCTTGATGTAATTGATTGGTCTAAGCAAGTCTTAGAACCTATGAATAAACATCTTGGATTTCCAGCGTGTCCGTTTGCAGCAAAATGGCGAAAAGACGGTAAGCTTAGAATAGAGGTTAGATCTGATAAATCTAAGTATGAAAAGCATCTTACATCTCTTTTGAAAGACTGGAACAAAAAGAAACATGATATTATTATCTTTTGTGACCCTTATTATGATCAATATAGTTTAGAACAGTTTCAAGAAAAAATAGATTTTTACAATAAAACTTATAATAGAAGAGATGTATATTTCATGGGGTTTCATCCTGATAACCCTGCTTCTGTAGAAGAGCAAGAGTTCTTGGTAGAACCCACTGATGACACCACATACGATAATCCAATACCATACTCTATGATGCTAATACAAAAGTTTAAACAGCTATACGAAGCGAGTTGCAAACTACATAAGATAGGTTATTATAAAAAATGGCCTCCTGAATACTACGAGGAGGTTGTTGCAACAAGGCAAAAGACATATGAACGGTTATTTAAAAAAGGAGTAACATCATGATGGGAGCAAAAAAAATGCCTGGAATGGGCATGATGGGTGGCGGTAAAAAGAAAAACGTCATGAAAAAAGGCGGCAAGAAAAAGAATGTCGTGAAGAAAAAACCTAAAAAACGTGGCGCAGTAAAAAAGCGTGGCGGTGGCATGAAGCCAAAGATGTAATATGGCTACCTCGAATACCACCACTTTTAATCTTTCTTTTGATAGCATCATTGAACGTGCTTACGCTCGTTGTGGTAAGTCTATGAGAACAGGTTATGAACTGCAAGCAGCAAGGGATAATTTAAACTTGCTGTTTTCAGAGTGGGGTAATCGGGGTATTCATTTATGGAAAGTTAAAAATCACACACAAAATCTCACAGCAGGGACTACCACGTACACTGCTCCGTCTGATGCATCAGACGTTTTAGAATTAGTTTTTAGAAAGATTAGTGGTAATACAACAACAGATACTAGCATGACAAAGATATCTAGATCTGAATATGAGAACGTACCTAATAAATTTGAACAAGGACAACCAAGTCAATACTTTGTACAGAGAAATTTATCAAACGTTGAAATAAATCTCTATCAAACACCTAATGAAACAGACACACAAATAAATTATTTTTATGTTGGTAGAATAGAAGACGTGGGTGCTTACACAAATGAGCCAGACGCACCTTTTAGATTTTTACCATGCACTGTAGCAGGATTAGCTTACTATCTTGGACAAGAGATAGCACCAGAAAGATCACAAGAGTTAGAAAGAAGATATGAGGCAGAATTACAAAGAGCATTAACAGAGGATAGTCAATCAACATCTGTAAATATTGTGCCTAGAAGTTTTTACGTGGGGTAAAACATGACCTTTGCAAATGGTAATCGTGCTATAGCTTTATGTGATAGATGCGGACAACAATATAAATACTTACAACTAAGACAAGAATGGAATGGACTTTTTACATGTCCTGACTGTTTTGAACCTAAACACCCACAATTAGATCCAGGTCATCATCCAGCAGACGCAATAGCATTAAGAGACCCTAGACCAGCAAGACAAGAACCCGTTACTGTTTTTGTCGGTGCTCCAGGTGATTCAGCTTTTGAATCAGACGGTATGGTGCCGTCTACCCAAAGCACAGAGTTGCTAATTGGATCAAGTATTGGTACAGTGACTGTGGTGATATCATGAATTATTCTGAACTTTTAGATAATGTTAGAAATTATACAGAGGTTACATCCGATGTATTATCTAACTCTGTAGTTAATGTTTTTATTACAAACATAGAGAATCAAATAGATAGACTTTTAGATTCAGATTCACAAAGAAGATATGCCACATCAGCATTTATAGCTAATAATTCCTTTCTAGATGTATCGGGCCCTGAGGGCGGTTTTAGATTTGCAAGAGGTTTACAACTGCACAAATCTGACGGTACAATAGAGTGGTTAGAGCAAGTGGACACAACATTTATTGATGAATTTGCAGTTCAAAGATCTACATCAAATACAAGTTTTAATGGTGAACCTAAGTATTGGGCTAATTGGGACTCTAGTACATTAATAGTGGCACCTACTCCAAATGCAGCTTATACAGTAGAGCTATGGTACTCTGAGACTCCAGAAAGATTGGGTAATGGTTCAGGTTCAACATCTACGACAACTTTTGTTTCTAATAATGCACCAGAAGTTTTGCTTTACGGTGTAGTGTCAGAAGCGTATTCATACTTGAAAAATACACAAGATATGCAATTATACACACAGAAGTTCCAAACAGCTCTTCAGGCTTTTGCTAATGAGCAAATGGGACGTAAACGAAGAGATGAGTATACTGATGGTGTACTGAGAGTACCTTTACCGTCAGCAGACCCAAAAGCCTAAGGAGGGCATAAATTATGACAATAAACCAAGCAGTCTGTGCATCCTTTAAACAGGAGTTGCTAGCGGGAGATCATGATATTGATAACGATACAATAAATCTTGCTCTCTATACAAGCTCTGCAACATTAAATGGAAACACAACAGCATTTTCAACAACAAATGAAGTTGGAAACTCAGGAACATATGCTAGTGGAGGTGCGACTTTAACAAGTCCTACCATTGGCTTAACCAAAACAAGTGCAACAGCTTCAACAGCTTTTGTTGATTTTGCAAACGTAAGTTTTACTTCAGCAACTATTTCTGCTCAAGCAGCTTTGATCTATAATAGATCATCATCGAATACAAATGCAGCTATCGCAGTTTTAGATTTTGGTGCAGTCAAGACATCAACAAACGGTACATTTACAATCGCATTCCCAACAAACGATGCATCAAGTGCTATATTAAGATTATCTTA